TATAAAAGTAAAGTTAAAAATAATTTGTATTATTCAAATATTTTTCGTATCTTTACATAAGTTTTAAAAAGAGTCAATGCAAGAACAAAAAATAGATACTTTATCGAAATATGGGCAATCATTTCAGAGTAAAGTGGTATCTGCACTTCTTACTGATAACAAGTTCCTCGATACAATCGGAGAAATAACCACTCCTAAGTTCTTTGAGAACGATGCTAACAAGTGGATTATATCTGAGATACTTGAGTATCACAATGAGTACAGAAAACCTCCTACACTTGACGTATTTAAATCACAACTATCAAAAGTTGATAATGATATTCTAAAGAAAACAGTTGTTGACCAACTGAAGCACGTTCATACACAAATTGGTAATGTAGATTTAGATTATATAAAGAATGAATTTAGAGAATTCTGTATAAATCAAAATCTTAAAAATGTAATCCTACGTTCAGTTGATTTATTACAAGCTGGTTCTTATGATAGAATCAAAGATTTAGTAGATGATGCAATGAAGGTTGGTAATGAAACCAACTTAGGTATGGATTATGTTTTAGATTATGATGAACGTATGGAAGATTTAAAACGTTCAACTGTTCCAACTCGATGGGAACCTATCAACGATTTAATGGATGGTGGATTAGGACCAGGTGAGTTGGGAGTAGTAGTTGCACCTTCGGGTGTTGGAAAAACATGGATACTTACTGCACTTGGTGCAGAGGCTGTACGAAATGGTTTGAGTGTTGTACATTATAGTATGGAATTATCAGAACACTATGTTGGTGCAAGATATGATACTGTATTTACTCAGATACCATCGGCGGATTTAAGAGATAAACAAGAAGAAGTAAAAGGTAAAATCACTAATCTTAAAGGAAAATTACTTATTAAGTACTTTCCACCAAAGGGTGTTAATGTAAAAAAGTTACAACAACACATTGAGAAGATGATTACACTTGGTAACAAGCCCGACCTTATCATTGTAGATTATGCTGATTTACTTCTCTCCAATTCTAGTAAGTCTGTTGACTCTACTTACCAAGAACAAGGAGGAGTTTATATAGACCTTCGTGGTATGGGTGGTGAATTGGAAATACCTATTTGGACTGCATCTCAAACCAATCGTTCAGCTATCGATTCAGAAGTAATTGAAGCAGATAAAATAGCCGATTCATATGCAAAAGTTATGAATGCTGATTTCATTATGAGTTGGAGTAGAAAATCAAAAGATAAGTTGAATAATACTGCAAGAGCTCATGTTATGAAAAATAGATTTGGACAAGATGGAATTACTTTTCCTTGTAAAATGGACACCAATACAGGTTATATCGAAGTTTATGATGGAACATCACCAGATGGAGTTATTGCACAGAAAGAAGCAGCAAGTGGTCAATTAGAAACTAAGAAACTTCTACATAAAAAATATGTGGAAAATATGGGGTAAGTATATCAAAAAATTATAACACCCATTAAAAAAAATAAGTTAATATAACAAAATAAAAAAGTTTTAAAAATTAACGAAAAAAGTTTTTCGTTTTTGAATATATATGATAATTATATTCACCTACCATACTAAGTGGTAGATTTACTTAACAATTAAAAAGAAATAAATTTTATGGCAAATTCACAAGAAATTTTCGAACAAATTACAGAGTTATACTCTCAATTCGAAGCAGAACACAATGGAACTACTAAAGCAGCAAAATCAAGAGCTAGAAAAGCAATTGGTGAAATCAAAAAACTTGTAACCGATTACAGAAAAGCATCAGTAGAAGAAAACAAATAAATTAAGGTTACAAGATGAGTAAAATATTTCAAGAAAGAATCCCTTTTAAACCATTCGAATATCCAATCTACTATAATGAAGGTTGGTTGAAACAGGCACAAGCATTTTGGCTTCATACTGAGATACCCATGCAAATGGATGTCAAAGATTGGAACGAAACACTTACACCTGAAGAAAAGAATTTGGTTGGGAACATCTTACTTGGGTTTGCTCAAACCGAATGTGCAGTATCTGATTATTGGACAACTATGGTTACTAAATGGTTTCCTAAGCACGAGATAAAACAGATGGCGATGATGTTTGGTTCACAAGAAACAATTCATGCTACTGCATATTCATACCTTAATGAAACATTAGGATTAGAAGATTTCTCAGCATTTTTGCACGAACCTGCAACCGCTGAGAAATTTGAACTCCTAACTTCAACAACTGCTGATTGGACACATGAAGATTTGGCAACAAATCCAAAGGCAAGACAGGAAGTTGGTAGAAGTTTGGCAATCTTCTCAGCATTCGCTGAAGGAGTATCGTTGTATTCTTCATTTGCGGTACTCTACTCATTCCAAATGAGAAATAAGTTAAAAGGTATAGGACAACAAATGAAGTGGAGTGTAAGAGATGAATCTCTACATTCTAAGATGGGTTGTCAATTATTCAGACATATGTGTGAAGAATATCCTGAACTATTAGAAGATAGTAAAGAAGCAATTGAAGAGGCTTCTAAACTAATTGTAGAACTCGAATCAAACTTTATTGATAAGATGTTCGAATTAGGTGATTTGGAAAATCTAAAGAAAGAAGATTTGAAAGAATTTATCAAAGATAGAACAAATCAAAAACTACAAGAACTTGGATATCAACCTATCCACGAGTTCAATAAAAAGAAAGCAGAAAATCTTGAGTGGTTCTACCACTTGACTGGTGGGTTAACACACACCGACTTCTTTGCAATCAGACCTACTGATTACTCCAAAGCAAACGAAGGTGAAGATTGGGATGATTTATTTTAATAAACAATAAGTTATGACATTAAACGAATTAGAAGTTAAGATTCGTGATTGGGCGATTGAACGAAACATTGATAAGAGTGAGAACGCACCAAAACAGATGATTAAGATTATGGAAGAGTTGGGAGAAACCTCAGCAGCACTTCTAAAAAACAATGAACCTGAATTGAAAGATGGTATTGGTGATATACTCGTAACAGTTATTATCTTCGCACAACAATTAGGTTATACTCCGGCTGAATGTTTAGAAGCAGCTTGGAATGAAATAAAAGACAGAAAAGGGAAAACTGAAGGTGGAGTCTTTATACGAGAAAAATAGATTACAATAAAATAAATAATATAAAATGGCTAAAACAAATTACGGCGAAGATTTAGGTTGGGAACTTGATGTAGATTTCCCTTCATGGGGTAACACAGAGATTTATGTAAAAACAATCTCAAAAGGTTACCTTTTACCAGGTGAAAAACCTAAAGATGCCTATTGGAGAGTTGCAACAAGAGTTGCACAAAGATTAGGTAAACCACAAATGGCAACCAAGTTTTTTGATTACATTTGGAAAGGTTGGTTAAATCTTGCAACACCAGTTCTTTCAAATACTGGTACTGATAGAGGATTACCTATTTCTTGTTTTGGTATTGATGTTGCCGATTCAATATTTGATATTGGTGCAAAGAACTTAGAACTAATGTTACTTGCAAAACATGGTGGTGGAGTTGGTATTGGAATCAACCAAATCAGACCTGCGGGTTCTAACATTACAGGCAATGGAACATCTGATGGTGTTGTACCATTCGCTAAAATATATGATTCTACGATACTTGCAACCAATCAAGGTTCAGTAAGAAGAGGTGCTGCTTCAGTTAACCTTAATATTGACCACGAAGATTTCGAAGAGTGGTTAGAAATCAGAGAACCTAAAGGAGATGTAAATAGACAATCACTAAATCTACACCAATGTGCAGTTGTGGGTGATAAGTTTATGAGAAAACTCGAACAAGGTGAACCTGATGCGAGAAGAAAGTGGGGAAAATTACTACAAAAAAGAAAAGCAACTGGTGAACCATACATCATGTACAAAGGAAATGTTAACAAACAAAATCCTGAAATGTACAAAAAAAATGGATTAAAAGTTCATATGACAAACATATGTTCTGAAATTACTTTACACACAGATGAGAACCATTCGTTTGTTTGTTGTTTATCATCAGTAAATCTTGCTAAATATAATGAGTGGAGAGATACTGATTTAGTTTACACAGCAACTTGGTTCTTAGATGGTGTACTTTCTGAATTTATTCAAAAGGCAAAAAACATGAGAGGATTCGAAAATTCTGTTGCATCTGCTGAAAAAGGTAGAGCATTAGGATTAGGAGTTTTAGGATGGCACACTTACCTACAACAAAATGGTATTCCATTTGAAGGTATGGAGGCTCAATTTGAAACTCGTAAGATTTTTTCTCAGTTAAAGATAGAATCAGAAAGAGCATCAAGAGATTTAGCATCAGAATATGGTGAACCTCTTTGGTGTAGAGAAAGTGGATTTAGAAACACACATTTAAGAGCAGTTGCACCAACAGTTAGTAATTCTAAATTAGCTGGAAATGTATCGGCTGGTATCGAACCATGGGCAGCAAACATATTTACAGAACAAACTTCTAAAGGAACTTTCATAAGAAAGAATAATGAATTAGTAAAAGTTCTAAGAAAAGCAGGTATCAATAATAAAGAAACTTGGGATAAGATTTTAGAAGATGGTGGTTCAGTACAAGATATCAAAGAATTAGATAAGTGGTGTTACTTAGATGGTAAAATGGTTCTTTGTAAAGATATCACTAATGGTGATAGAGATAAAATCTACCCTGTCAAGGATGTGTTCAGAACATTCAAAGAAATAAATCAAATGGACTTGGTTAAACAAGCTGGTGTTAGACAACAATATATTGACCAAGGAGTTTCATTAAATTTAGCATTCCCATCCATTGCATCACCTAAATGGATTAATCAAGTAACTATGGAAGCTTGGAAACAAGGAATTAAGACGTTGTATTATATGAGAACCGAATCGGTTCTTAGGGGTGATATCGCAACAAGAGCAGTTGACCCTGATTGTGTTGCGTGTGATGGTTAAATTAATTAAAATAGGAGAATAAAATGATTCAAGTAAAAAAATTTTATGCTGATTGGTGTGGTCCATGTAAAATGTTATCACCAATTATGGAACAAGTAAAGAATAATTTTGGTGACATCGATTTTCAAAACATTGATATAGAATCACAGTATGAAATAGCACAGAAGTACTATGTTCGTTCAGTACCAACTGTTATCATTGAAAAAGATGGAGAAGAAGTACATAGATTTGCTGGGTTACAATCAGAGATGGCATATACAAATGCACTCAATGAATTAAAAAACTAGTAAAATATTTGGCGGTCTCGATTTTTTTTCGTATATTTGTATAAAATAAATAAATTATATGGCAGGAATAAAATTCGTCCATGATGACGATAAAGAAGTTAAAATTAAAGGAACACCAAAAGTTCCGATGAGTAAAAGTAAAAAGTTGGTTAGTGTTGATGGTTCTCAAGAACTATTTTATGTTGAAACTGAAATGGCTTTCAAACTTAAAATTGATTCTAAGATGGATTTTACTAATAAACATCCACATTATGATAATTATCATCTTATCACAATACCAATAGATAGAGTATAAACCGTAAAATAATAAGTTATGAATCGTTACAACGAAAAACAACTCGAAGAAAACTATAACAAGTTTATCGAGGCGTTAAAGAAATCGTTTGATGGAGAACGATTAGAAAAATTACTCCATATGTACTCAATGGAAGAGTTAGGACCAAACCTAATGTTATCTCCAGCGAGTGGAAATGTAAACTACCACAATGCTTACGAAGGTGGTTATATCGACCATGTTATGAATGTGGCGAGAAACTCACTTCGTATGATGAAACTCTACAAAGAAGCTGGTGGTATCGTAGATTTTACCCAAGAAGAATTATTATTTTCAGCATTTCACCACGATTTAGGTAAATTAGGTGAGAAGGGAAATATGGCATACAAAACACAAGAATCTGAGTGGCATAGAAAAAACAGAGGTGAGGTTTATACATGGAATGATGAAATCAGTTACATGACTCACACCGACAGAACTTTTTATCTACTATCACAATATGATTTGAAATACTCAGAAAAAGAATTCTTTGGTATTAAATTAACTGATGGTATCTATGATGAAGATAATATGAAGTATCTAAAAACTTTTGATATCAAAAAAGCACAAAGAAGTAATATAGGTCATGTACTACATTTTGCTGACCACATGAGTACTCTTATCGAAAGAGATGAGGCAAACAAACCATTTTAATGAATATAGAAGAACTATGGTTTTTCAGTAATAGGTTGAGAGGAGAATCTCATCCATCTGCTAAACTTACAAACGAACAAGTAATAAAAATAAGAGAATTACATAAACAAGGATTCTCTACTAACGTTATTGCTCGTAACTTTAAGGTAAGTAAGTGGAATGTAGAACAAATAGTTAAGAATAAAACCTGGACACACATTTGAAACAGTTAGAGTTTTTCGATTTCAAATCAGTTGGAGAATCATCCATTAAATTACCTAAACCTATCATCAAAGAACACGATGGTATAAGAGTAGTACGAGATGATTTATTAGATGGTGGTACTAAAAGAAGAGCATTCAATGTATTTGTTGAATCTTTTCCTCATGTTCAAGAATGGGTTTATGCCTCACCAAGAGAAGGATATGCACAATTATCATTAGCATATGCTTGTCATGATTTGGGTAAAAAAGCAACTGTAACTGTTCCAAAAGGAAAACACAATTGGTTAACAACAGAGGCAATTCGTTTAGGTTGTAATATCATTGAAGTACCAATGGGATATCTAACTAATATTCAAGCTAAAGCCAGATACTATGTTGAGGAAAATGAAGGAGCTCAGTTAATTCCATTTGGTGGTGACCATCCGATAATCATAGAGGCAATGAAAAATGCTGCTCTCTCACTTGATATAGAACCTCCTAAAGAGGTTTGGACTGTAATGAGTAGTGGAGTATTATCTAGAGGATTACAACTTGCTTGGCCCGATGCAAAAGTATATGGAGTTAGAATTGGCCACAATACAACAGAAAGAGAAAGAGGTAGAGCTGAAACATTCTTATCGAAATACAAATTCAATCAAGAATGTAAAGAACCAGAAAGGCCTCCATTCCCATCTTCACTTACATATGATAGTAAAGCTTGGGAATTTATAAAAGAACATGCTTCGGAAGGAGCATTATTTTGGAATGTAGGAAAATAAAATATAAAAGAATAAATAATAAAATTAAAATTATGAGTAAAAATAATAAACAACACACCAAGATGGTAACAAATCTTGAATCAATGGTTAGTGAAAAAACAAGACCTCCACATATCGTTGATATAGGAGATGTTCTAATGTACAAAAAACCAACAGGTAAAACTTCTTATGTATATGGATACACCGAGGTTAATACTAAAATGAAGTATATAGGGGTTAAATCTATTGATACTGATAAAAAAGCAATACAAAAATACAACACATCAAGTAAATCAGAAGAATTTCAAAAAGCACTTGCAAATGGACAATGGAAACATGAAATTCTTTATTGGGGAAGTTTCAAAGAATGTCTTTACTTTGAGAATCAAGAATTAGAGAAAGTTAATGCAAAGGATAATCCAATGTATTACAATAATTGGAATGGTCAGAAAGGTATAAAACCACAAAATAGAGAACTTAGAAATAAGATTGTATCAGATATTAATATTCTTCGAAATGTTTCATTTTTAGATGTAGCTGATTGGAAAGCTAATCCTGAAAAATATAATGAAAGATTAGAAATACTAACAGTAGATTGTTTTAGTGAACAAATAACTTGGGAAGAACTATACAATAATAAAGGTAGAATTCAAGTAAGAGATGAGCAATTGAATGATGCAAATGTTAAAATCATTAAAGATAGAATAGTTCATAACCAACCAGGTTTACAATGGCCTGTTTATTTTAGTGATATTGTATGGCAAGACAAACACTCTGATGATATGCAAATAAGTGGTAATCATACTGAATTCTCTCATTGGGATTTAGGTTCTCCTTATATGTACAGAATGGCATATTTCATACAGATTCCAAAAGAAGTACACGAACAATTAACTCAAACTGATATCTACGAAATAGGAAGTGCATTAAATACTAAAGTTGCAGTTGGTGAACCTTTTAGTAAAGAGGATGCTTTTAGAATGTGTAAAGAACATTGGACAATTGGTAATACTTGGTATGATGTAGATGTAGAGATTGATTGGAGACAAAGAGGGCTAACCACCCCAAACATTCAGAATGTAATTGATAAGATGAATGATTGGATTGATGAACAAACAAAATCTGGTAAGGGTTTAGTAAAAATTAATTATAATACACCTGAAGGTAAGGCTATACTTAAAGAAGAAAAAGATAAATTAATATCTGCAAATCCAAGAAGATTAGTACTTGATATGGCGGGTACATCACCAAATAGTGATAAGATACATCAAAAGTTGGCTGAAGAAAATGCAAAAATAGCAGATTTGTTTCCTATTGGAGAGTTTTATACTTCAGTAGCATTACTACTTCATCACTCAAGTGATAAACTTATGAACGAATCCAAAACTTATATAGATAGAATGAATTTTATAGATGATATGATAGAAGGACATGCTAAAGATAAAATGAAAGAACTTGTTAAGGGTGTGAAAGTAACTGTACATCATTTACCGAGATATATGCCTGATACTATCTACAAAACATATAGTAATTAATATGACAAACGGCGAAGATATATTTGATAGTATAAAATAACTTATATTTTACTTGGATTTCTCAGTTATTTTTCGTATATTTACATAGTAAATAAGAGATGATATGACAAATTTAGAACTACAAAATTTAGTTAAAAAGAACTTAAAAGGTTTTAGTTTAGATGACCAATTTGAACAACGTTCAGTTGGTGATAAGATTGAGAATGATTGTAAGGAAATAGTTAAAAGTAATTTACCAAATAACTATCAAGAACCTCGTTCAAAGAAATCAACAGAAGATTTTACAATATTTGAAAACAAACTAAATAAAGTGTATGAAGATTATATTGATGTAAAAACTCACTTTATTCAAGAAGAAGAAGGCTTTTCAATGCCAAACCTAATATCGGTTGATAAACTTAAACCATTATTAGAAGATGATACTAAAACATTATCTTATCTTTTTGTTGATTATACTCGTAACAATGGTAATCTTAACATAGAAGATGTTAAAGTAAAATATATTTGGGAATTAGATTGGAGTATATTAGGTATTGGTGGATTAGGAAGAGGACAATTACAAATTAAAAATGCTAATAAAGATTTAGTGTTTACAGATATGGGTAAAGAAGCTTGGTTGAAAAGACTAGAAACAGAAGTTCCTATATTTTATGATAAACAAATAGAGAAGTTTAAGAAACTAAAAAATAAATGGATTTAATTTAATGTATCAAAACATTTATTATCAAAGAGAAAGAAACCTAATACACCTTTGGGATGACCAAAGGGGGTATTCTTCATTTCCTTATACTCGTTATGCCTATGAGAAGGTTGAGAGAGGTGAACATAAATCTATTTATGGTGATACCTTAACCAAGGTGTATAAGTTTAAGAAAGATGACCCTGATTTATTTGAATCAGATGTACCAGAAACTACGAGAGCTTTGGTAGATTTATATTCAGAAACAGATGATGTATCCGAAGGTCATGTTGTACTCACATACGATATTGAGTGTGAGATGACAAGTGGGTTGCCAAATCCTGAAGAGGCTAAGAATGAACTTACTTCTATTGCACTTCATGATTCAGCTACGAATCAATATTGGGTATTGGTAATGGATAAGGAAGGATTGATGGTAGAGAAAACTACTGATAAAGCAATCGTAATTCCATTCAAAGATGAAAGAGATATGTTAATGAAGTATCTTGAATTGTACGAAATGATTAACCCATCTATTGTTACAGGTTGGAATATTGATTATTTCGATACACCGATGTTATATAACAGAATCAAAAGATTGTTAGGTGAAAGACAAGCAAATAGATTATCACCAATCGGACAATGTTTCTGGTCTCCTTATCGTAAGAGATTCTTTATGGCGGGTGTATCTTATTTAGATTACATTTCACTTTACAAGATTTACAACTATGGAGAACTTCCAAACTATCGATTAGATACAGTTGCTCAAATAGAATTAGGTAGAGGTAAGATTGAATATCAAGGAAACTTAGACCAATTATTCAGAGATGATATTGAAAAGTTCATTGAGTATAACTTAGTGGATGTTGAGTTAGTTGTAGATTTCGATAAGAAACTTCAGTTCATTGATTTATGTAGAGGTATTTGTCATGCTGGTCATGTACCATATGAAGATTTCGTTTACTCATCAAAATATCTTGAGGGAGCGATGTTAACTTATCTAAGAAGAAGAAACTTAGTTGCACCAAATAAACCAGCGGATAGACAAGAAAGAATGCAGGCGATTCGAGATAATAATGAAGAGAAGTTTATCGGTGCATATGTTAAATCACCAATCGTTGGTAAATATGAATGGATTTATGATTTAGATTTAACTTCACTATATCCGTCAATCATTATGACTTTGAATATCTCACCAGAATCCAAGATTGGTAAGATTCAAGATTGGGATGCGAACAAGTTTGTTAAAGGTGAAGTTGATACTTATTATATTGGAGATGATTCTATATCCAAAGAAAATCTAAAAAAGTACTTAGAACAATCTAAGTTTTCAGTTGCCTCAAATGGTGTTCTTTATAGAACCGATGAGGTTGGTTGTATACCAGGTATTCTCGACTTGTGGTTTCAGAAACGAGTTGAATACAAAAACGAAATGAAGAAGTATGGAAAAGCAGGAAACAAAGAAAAATATGCCTTCTTTCACAAACGTCAGTTGGTTCAGAAGATTTTACTTAACTCTTTATATGGTGTGCTTGGGCTTCCTGCCTTTAGGTTCTATGATGTTGATAA